CAAGATGATTGTTGATATGGGAGAAGGTGAGACCACTGCACTGGGCCAAGTGATATTTGTGTCCTACACAGTGGCCCTTTTGCCGAATCACTTTATCATCCTGTTGCAGAGTGCTTTTGAGGCTAGGACAGCTTCCAATAGTTCACGTGTGTATCTGTTGCCCGGTCACGATACTGGGGCAAAGATAATCACTTCTATTGGTGCCTTCCTATCATACCCGCGCAAGCAGGACAATGCCAATGATGTAGCATTTGTAAACTTTTCCGGTGGTGTCAGGTTACATAGTGACATTACCAATTGTTTCATGGAGGAGTCGCAGATCGCCAAGATGGGCGGTTATGGAGTGACTATCCATGTTGCTGAGAGTTTTAAGGACCAAGGCAGAGATACCTGTAGACGTATGGCCATCGTTTCAGAGGCCAAAGTTGGTCGGGCACCCCTTCAGACGTCCACCAGATCGTATCCTAAGTGGCTGTGTTATTCCGCTGTGACCCTTAAGGGTTATTGTGGTGCACCAGTCATGTTAACCCAGAATAATTTCTTTAAGAACCGGTTTATTGCCGGTATTCACGTTGCGGGAGCTCCTGCTCACCGCATGGGTTATGCCACTTGGGTGAGTGAGGAGATGGTCAAACGAGCAATGGCTCATTTCAAAGTGAGACATGTACCGGAGGCTACTCACGTGGAGAGTTTATGGCCAGCCGACATTCATGTCCAGAGCATTGATGAAGTTAACTTTACTGGAGACGGTACGTTGGGCACTGCTAAGCCTCTTTATGAGATTAGTGATGGCCCTAGTGCGCCTATCAAGTCAAAGTTGGTTTTAACAGGCTTTGGAAAGGATAAGGCGTTTGACAACGAGATTATGGTCATGAATGAAGGAAGAGAACCTCCTGAGTTGGTGCCCATGAAGCTTGGTAAGCACGTCAATGAGGATAATGAGATTATTTACCCTATGATGGAAGCCGTGAAGCCTTTTGTGGGGGATGTGTTTGTCCCAGCGCTGAATTCCTTTTCGAAGGGTTTAGCAGCAGGGTTGAAGCCCTTTGCGACGGCCACAAGGAATTACAATGCGAGGACCTTGTCATTTGATGAAGCAGTCATTGGAGTTCCTTCTATGAGCCTGAAGTCGATTACAAGGTCTACTTCAGTTGGGTTTCCTTTGTGCATGGTTGCAGCGGATAAGAAGTATTTCTTTGGTAGTGATGAGGATTTTAATCTCACTACCAAAGAAGC